CTAGTGACCCCAACTTCGTCGAGTTCGCTCGTCGCGAAGTTGGAAAGATGTTCCCGCCGGGATGGGATAGTGAACTCTATCCCAATGCCGCGCTTTCCTCCTGCTTGACTAGGAGCTCGTGTGCTCAGTCAAGCCGGTCTAAGGGGGGTTGTAGAAAGTATGTACTTTCGTCTGATATTTCTTGGAATAGTCATGCGAAGTACGTAGAGAGAGTGCTGACCAGTGAGACGGAACCGGCCCTGCTGCCGTCTCGTCTGGCTGCTGTTGAGACTGGAGGGAAGTGGAGGATCGTATCCTCCGCGGACTGCCGCATGTCTCTTCTTAAACCTCTCAATACAGCTATCTACAACCGGCTGTCCCGCTTCGATTGGTTGCTTCGAGGCGAAGCCAAGGTGAAATCGTTTCGTGATTTCACCCGTGTGCCAGGTCAAGTGTTTGTTAGCGGAGACTATGAATCGGCGACTGACAACCTCTCTATGGAGGTTCAGAAAACCATTCTTTCGTCTCTACTTGATAACGCTTCCTGGGTGCCTCAGGGCATTCGGGACCTGGCTTCTGCGAGTCAGGAGGGTATCCTTTCTTTTGAGGGGAAGGAGTACTTGCAGAAGCGTGGACAGCTTATGGGGAATCTTCTGTCGTTTCCACTACTCTGTATCGTCAATTATTTAGCTTTCCGTTTCTACACGAAGTCTCGCCGAGGGGAGATTCCCGTGAAGATTAACGGTGACGATATTGTCTTCCGTGCTAGCAGGGAGACAGCAGATAGGTGGATGAGCGGGGTGAAAGGATCAGGTCTTGTGCTCAGCAGGGGGAAGACCATGGTTCACAGTACTTATTTTTCGTTGAACTCCAAGTTGTTCGCTGCTAGGGGTTCTTCTGTTAAACTTGTACCGTCTATCCGCTCAACTGCGTTCGGGTTTAAGGATGTCGAGGATGGTGTTTATTCTCTGCGGGGTAGATGGCAGAGGGTTCTCCAAGACTATCCTTGCTCGAAGAGGAAGAGAGTAGTCCTAGGGACTCACTTTCTTCGTCTTAACACGAAGTACGTTGTTGCTTCGAGACGCAGCGTTACGAGAGGTCTTGATATGGTTATGCCCTATCAGTCCCTCATGGCGTGTAATCTTTGGAGGAGAGAGTGTTTTTATCTCTCTTTTCCTAAAGAAGACCCGCTACCGATTTCTCCTAAGGCCTCTTCGAATCTTCGGATTCCCGAGGGCTGGGAGTGTCGTCGTATCGAAGAACCGACAGAAGAGATGTTGACCGTTCAGAGGGAGATCGGTCCGTTGTTCCTAGCCTTGGCTTGGGAGAACGGCGAAGTCTCGGACGAGGCGTTGGCTAGGGCTCGTTACGAGGAAGCTGTGCGTTTGGCACCTTCCTTTAGAGCCGCTAATATAAGGTCGAGACGGAAGCAAGCTAGGCTTTTGCGTCTCTCCTTAGCCAATACCCGTAGATTCCTTAAACCCTCCATCCTTCGGGATGGCCGGGTTTTGAGGGATCCTGCGGAGATCGTTAAGATCTACCGTCCGGGAGGCAAGCGTTTGTGGTTGCCTATCGGGTTTTTAAACCGAGACCAATTCTCGTTGAAGGGGCTAGGGGCGGTTCAAGAGGAGAAACATCTTGAACCTACGCCGGGATTATTTCTCGGTAGGGGTACGGTGTGGGATTGTTCATCCGAAGACGAACAACCCCGGCTTGTTCAAGCTCTTCCCGGTGCCAAAGTAAAACTTTTTAAGGGATACATTGGTATCGGCGCACCTACCTGCTTCTAGTCCCGGGTGGGGCATCCGTACGTATGTCCACCGTCGTGGCACTTCTCAGTGAGGAGAATTACCTCACACCTTGATCTCATTGAGATTTGAGTAGTTTGACATGTGGTTAGTTTGCATTTGGGAAATCCTTATGCGGCATTCCCGGGCCTTT